TAAAGAAAGCTTACCTTTGGCATTATAATAATTTGTGTAAGCTAAAAAACCAATACCAAAATGACACTATATTACCGGACTAATACGTGGAATAGTCAACCACAAATTTCAGAAGAAACCAAAAACCTTTGGAGGCACATCGCTGATAAAGAAAATTGGCGTATAACCCAATTACCAAACGGATTTTTTCAAACTGAATATCAGGATCTTAAAATAGATACCGATTGGAATGATGTAACGAGAAGAGAAACATTAGAAGGAGCTGAGGCTGCTATTGATGCTTCAATTGAATATTACAAAAAGAAAATTGGTTATCTTGAAGGACCTAAAGTTGTAAAAACTTTCAAATAAATATTACTAATCAAATTTAATTAAATTATGTCAGACGCAATCGTCAAAAACCTTAGCTTTGGAGATGAAGCTAGGGAAAAAGTATTTGAAGGTATAAATAAACTCACTAATGCTGTCAGCTCTACATTAGGAGCTGGCGGTAAGTGTGTAATGCTGGAAGATGGAGCAGGTAAACCTGTTATAACAAAAGATGGAGTAACTGTAGCAGATAGTATTATACTATTAGATCCAGTTGAAAATATGGGAGCAACACTTTTAAAAGAAGCCGCTCGTAAAACAGTTAAAGAAGCCGGAGACGGAACAACTACAGCTACAGTATTAGCTCATGCAATACTCTCTGAAGCATCTAAAATAGATAAAAGTATAAGTATAAGAGATGTAAGATTAGGAATTGAATCTGCTCTTAAAAAGACTTTAAAATATTTAGATAAAATTAAAGTTCCTGTTAAAGGAAATATGATTGACCAAATAGCTACAATATCAACTAATAATGATCCAAAGCTTGGTAAAATAATTGGTGATGCTTTTAGGGCGGTAGATGAAACAGGTGTTGTAATGATGGAAATGTCATCACTTGCTGAAACAGAAATTGAAATTGTAGATGGTGTTCAATATGAAAAAGGATTAACTAACTCACATTTTATAACAAGCAAAGAAAAAAGAGCAGCTGAACTTGAAAACCCTGAAGTTTTATTAATTGAATCACCAGTTGAAAACATAAGACAAATACAAAGTGTATTAGAATATGTTATAAAAAATAATAAACCTTTACTTATAATAGCAGATATTGAACAGCCTGTTATATCAGCTTTAGCAATGAATAAAGTAAAAGGTAATATAAAAGTAAATGTTATTAATGCTCCAACGTATGGAATAACTAAAAAAGAAATGTTAACTGATTTAGCTATGTTAACAGGAGCAACAATAATTAATGAAGATTTGGGTGACGATTTAGATTTTATTAAGCCAGAATTTTTGGGTACATGCTTAAAAAGCATTACAACAGACGAAGAAACTATAATACAAGTGTCTGAACCATCTGAAGAAGTTTTAAAATCTATTAAACAAATAAAAAAAGATTTAAATAAAAATAAACCACCTGCAGAAATAATTAGATTAGAAAAGCGCTTAGCTCGTTTATCAGCTAAGATTGCAATAGTAAAAGTAGGGGCTAATTCAGATATAGAATTAAAAGAAAAATCAGATAGAGTTGAAGATGCAATATGTGCAACTAAAGCTGCAATAAAAGAAGGAATTGTTCCTGGCGGTGGGATAGCATTACACAACGCTGCTGATTCAATTAAAAATCCGTCAACATCTGAAACAATACTTACTAATGCTATTAAATATCCATACAAAACAATATTAAGTAATGCTGGTATTAAATATGGTCCATTTTTAGGTGAAGGAATTGGAATTAATGTAATAACAGGTAATAGTTGTAATCTTATTAAAAGTGGTATTATAGATCCACTGCTAGTTACAAAAAGTGCATTATCAAATGCAGTATCTGTTGCAACTACAATATTATCTACAGATTGTGTAATTAATAATTTAAGAGTTGATGAAGGCAATAGGTAGAAACTTAATAATAAATAAAACAGCTAAAGAAATATCTAAAACACAAGGTGGTTTGCTTTTAGCAGATGCTCATAAAGATGATGTAAGATATATAGAAGCAGAAGTAGTATCAGTAGGCAATGAAGTTGAAGGCATAAAACAAAAGGATAAAATATATTTTGATAAACATGCTGGACATATTATAGAAATAAATAAAACAGCTTACCACGTTATAAAATCTTCTGATATAGTTGTTGTATTATGAAAAGATTAGAAGCAAGTAAATTAAGAGATATAAGCTTGCTCAAACATTATAGAATAATTAGAAAATGGGCTTGTCGTAATAATAATTTAAATGATGCTGATTTAGAGCTTTTAATTTATTTTGATTGCACTAAATTATTTACAAAACAAGATTATAAGATAGGTACGTACGCTTACAGCTGGGATAATAAGCGCTGGAACAGATTATTGAAAGAGGGTTGGATTGAAGTATGGAGACGTCGGAATCAAACCACTCAAAAATATAACATATACAAAGTTTCATTTAAGTGCAAACAGCTAATAAGTAGGATGTACCGTATTATGCTAGGCGAAGAAGACATTCCAAGTAGTGAAAAAAGAAATTCAATTATAAGGGGTAAAACTTACACCGATATTGTTTTGCAAACTGCAATAAAAAATGTAAATAATGATAAAAACAGATAATATGAAAAAAGACGAATCAGCATTTAGCTATTTAGGTGCAGTTGATCCTTCTGGGATAGCCCGCCGTTCAGCTGATATTCAAGGGATTATGCCAATTCCAGGACAAGCAAGTGTTGGCCCTGCTATACCTCCATCTCCATTTACTCCGAGAGAAATGCAAACTGGAGCTCAAATATTTGGACAACCAATACCAAATTCATTTGATAGGCAAATACCATCAATAGAAGAACAACAAAATGATATACAACAATTTTAAATAAACAAAATGAAACAAGATAAAGCATACACAGTAGCCTCTAAAAATAAAAAAGTAGGTATAGTAGGCGAATCACATATATGGGATGGACCATTAAACCAAGATGGGCGTCAACATGGACCGGGCTCTAGTAGTGGTATTAATGGGATGGAAGTTTCAAAATATCCAACTAAAACTTATCCAGCTGGAACTCCTATAACTTCAATAGCACAAGCTAATAAAGGCGGTGATGCAAATGCCTTAAAGTCTGTAAAAAGATATACAGGTAATGCTAAATTTTAAATCGACAATGACAGATTTAAAGCTTTACCTTATAAACGGTACTTCACTTATGGTATCGCTGATGAGCATAGATGCTTATTTAAAAATAACCTTACTACTTCTTACTATAGGTTACACTATTCATAAGTGGTATATTATGGGTAAAACTAATAAAAAATAGGTAATATGAAAAGTAAGTATATTAGTGAACATATAACTTACAATGAATCTATAAAATCTTCAACCGCAATACGTAAAGGAATTGAAAACATTCCTACAGAATATCAACTTCAGAACATGAGTCAAGTTGCAGAAAAAGTTTTTGAACCACTAAGACAATGGGTAAAAGGACCAATAAAAGTAACGTCATTTTTTCGGTGTGAAGAATTAAATAAAGCTATTGGGGGAAGTTCCCGATCGCAACATTGTGAAGGAAGAGCAATTGATGTTGATGATATATATAATTATAAGTCAAATGCTGAAATGTTTCATTTTATAAAAGATAATTTAGATTTCGATCAATTAATATGGGAATATGGAGATTCTCATAATCCTGATTGGGTACATTTTAGTTTTATATCTGAAATGGAAAATAGAAAAAGAGTATTACAAGCCTTTAGAACTAAAGGTAAAACACAATATAAAATAATATAATGCCTTACGTACAAACAAATTCACCTTTCCTTAAAAAATCAAAGCCGCCAGCTCCTTCTAAAAAGAAGTCATTAGGCTATTATAATAAAGCAAACAAATCTGGAACTGGAGCAGCTGCGGGCGGAGGAATGTCTGAAAAAGGTGTTAAAAAATATAAAAGAGATAATCCAGGTAGTAAACTGCAAACAGCAGTTACTAAAGACCCTAAAAAACTTAAAAAAGGAAGTAAAGCTTGGAAAAGACGTAAATCATTTTGTGCTAGATCTAAAGGATGGAAATCTGAAAGAGGTCGTGCTGCAAGACGTCGATGGAACTGCTAAAACAAATATTATGAAAAAATTTCCACAAATTAAAAAAGCAAATAGAGGTAAATTTACAACCTGGGCAAAAGCTAATGGTTTTAAAGATGCGTGTTCTGCTGCCACAGCAGTAATGAAAGCAAAAAAAGGTAAGTATAGTAAAGACGTTAGGGAAATGGCTAACTATGCAAATAACTTTGGTTGCAAAAAATAATTAATAATTAAAACTAAACAAATGGGAACTAAAATAACTAAAGGTAATGTACGTGCTGCGATGAGAGATGATAAAGCTCACATTGATTATTTAAAAAGAGATGTACTTGATGATCAGCGTAAAGGTGGTAAATATAAAGATATTAATCAAACAGCCGATGAAAAACATATTTCAAAATTAGCAGGTGACATAAAGCATGATCACACATTTTTAACTAAACATATGCATAAATTTTAATATTATGAAAAAAATGGGATACAACCAAAAAAAACACCCTTTAAGTATGAAGGGCGTAACAGACAATAACAAATTTGGAGCGCCTTTAAATGGTAATGCTTTTGGTGGAAAAATGGCTGAATATAAAGCTCAAGGACTGAGTAAAGAAGCCGCGGCTAAACAAGCTGCTAGAGATTTAAGTGATATGCCTGTTGATAATAGAGGATCTGCTCTTTCTAATGTTAACAAAGGTTATAAACCAGAAGTCAAAAGCCCTATGTCTAACCTAAATAAAGGATATGGCTCAAAAATAGGAAAGCCAGCTAATTCAAAAAAATAATTAAATGCAATCAAAAGGATTTGGGGATACCGTAGAAAAAATTACAAAAGCTACAGGTATTAAAACCATCGTAGATAGAGTTTCGGAAGGATTAAACATTCCGTGTGGGTGTAGTCATCGCAAAGAAGCATTAAATAAAATGTTCCCATATAAACAACAACAAAAAAGTGGCATTCAGTTTAAATAACCCACCATATACTATTGATAATACTCCTATTTATAATGTAGATTTAGGTAGTGGTATTTTAGGTAAGGCTAATCGTAATGGTAGTATTTTAGTTAATAAAGATATTACTGACAAAGAGCAGTTAAAAAGTGTTATAAACCACGAGCAAGTTCATTTAGATCAAATGCGTCGTGGTGATTTAGATTATAATGACTCAGCAGTATTTTGGAAAGGTAAAAGATACCCACGTGCAACAATGAAAGAAGGTGCTTCAAATTTACCTTGGGAAAAAGAAGCATACGATAAAACAACTTAATATAAAAAAAATGAATAAAGATTTAAAATATATGCCTATTGATAATAGAGCTACCTCAGACGGAACTCCATTTAGAAATAATGCAATTAAAAAAATGGAGTCTAGTGCTTTATTTAATCATATAGATGGACATCCAAAACCAAAAGTAGATGAATTTGGTAATCCAATTCCAAAAGGCTTTAAATCCGATATAAAAGGCGAAACAGGAGGATCAGCTCGCACATTAGAATCACTAAAAAAAGAATTTGAAACAAAAATGTCGGGTAGACAATCAACGCCATCTAAACCTGGTCGTGATCGCTTAACTCAATTTCAAGCTCAAAAATCTGCAGATGCTTTTAATAGATTAACTAGAACAGATCCAGATCAAGCTAAAAGAATTTCAAGTATTGCTAAAAAAAGAGGAATGCAATCGGGAGATATTTCTAAAATGAATAGACTACAAGAGCTTAGAATAAAAAGAATGAATATAGGAGGCTCAGCAAAAAAATAAATTATGTGGCAAGTATTGCTTGGATTATTAAAAGGTGGGCGTGGAGGTAAAACTCCAATAGGTAATTTAGCTTGGGATATACGAGAAGCAATAAAAGGTAAAGAGTTAGATCCTAATGAGTTAATATCTTTACAAACTAAAATCAATGAAATTGAAGCAGGTCATCGTAGTATATTTGTTGCTGGTTGGCGACCATTTATTGGATGGATTTGCGGAATTGCTTTAGCATATAATTTTATTGTTCGTGATTTGTTTATATGGATATTAAAACCCATGGATATTCCACCTGCTTTACAAATGGAACATTTAATGACAGTTTTATTAGGCATGCTTGGTCTTGGCGGCCTACGAACTTTTGAAAAAATAAAAGACAAAACAAAATAAAATAATTATATTTACAAATAACAATTAAATTTAATAAAATGAAAAAAGTAGAAACAACATCTATATCTACAGAAGAATTAGAAAAAATTCAAAAACAACAAGAAACCTTAAGTGATACTATAAAAGCTATAGGGCAATTAGAATCTCAAAAACATGCATTATTGCATCAGCAAGCTGGGCTTAGCCAAGAAATTGAAGAATTTAAACAAGAGCTTGAAACTAAATACGGTAGAATAAGAATTAATATCGAAGATGGTTCTTATACTGAAATACCTGAAGAAGAAAACAAAGAATAATAATGTCTTCTATTATTAGAAAAATAAGTATTGGAGCTGATTATAAAAATGAAGCTATGCATTATGCTATAAGGCAGCAAGTTTATGGAGGCCATGAAATAGCTTACATTTTATTTGAAGATCAAGATAGTTCATATAATATTCATATTAAAAAAAATAATGAAATTATGCCTTGGAAAAAGTTTAATTCTAACATGGCTATTTCTGTAGAATATGATCTACAATATTAAATGAAAAGCATATACGATTTTATAATAAAACCCGCAGGCGAAAGATATAATAATGAAATTAAAATTAACAATAAAAAATTAATTTTAAATACATCTATTGAAAATTGGAAAGCAATAAATAGAATTGCTTTAGTAATTGAAACGCCTATAGCATATTCAACTAAAATAAAAAAAGGTGATTTAGTTGTTGTTCATCAAAATGTTTTTAGGAAGTTTTATAACATGAAAGGCAAGCAACAAAACAGCCGGTCATGGTTTAAAGAAAATCAATATTTTTGTGATATAACACAAATGTATTTATATAAACAAAATAACAAATGGAATACAATATCTGAACGTTGTTTTGTTAAACCAATAGTTGATACGGACGTTTTAACGCTTGATAAAGAAAAAAAGCTTGTTGGTATATTAAAATATGGTAATAGCTCCTTAAAAGCTGCTGGAATCAATCCAGGAGACTTAATTGGGTTTACACCAAACAGTGAATGGGATTTTATTATTGATAATGAAAGACTTTATTGTATGCAATCTAATGATATAGTAATTAAATATGAATACGAAGGAAACGAAGTTGAATATAATCCAAGCTGGGCAAAAAGCAGTTAAAGAATTAATTAAAGTAGCTGAAGAAAAAATTGTTACAGGAGGAGATGATGATATATCTGCAGATAGATTAAAAAATGCAGCAGCAACAAAAAAATTAGCAATATTTGATGCGTTTGAAATACTTACACGTATTGAAGCTGAAAAAAGTTTATTAGAAAATAAGCCAATAGAAAAAAAAGAATCATTCAGCGGATTTGCTGAGAGAAGATCAAAATAATGTACGCGCAAACATTGGTTCAAAATGTTTCCCCAATAAAACCTAATATAATAAAAAAAATAATAGGTATAAAAAATGGGAGTATGGCTATAATAAAGAGCATGACGTAATTATTATAAGCAAAGATGGTACCATTGGTGATATTATTCAAATACAAAATTTAGTAATAGCCTTACCTAAAGCACCTAAAGTTGTTGAAAATAATAATAATATTTGGCAACCTCACGTTTTTCCAAAAGAATTAAATCAAATTAAAAGTATATTTGAATGGGAAACTTATCCTAGTAATTTTAAAGAAAAATGGTATGATTATATTAATAGAGAATTTACTAGAAGAGAAGAGGGGTATTGGTTTATTAATAATAAAGATGCTGCTTATATTACTGGCTCTCATTATATGTACTTGCAACACACCAAGATTGATGTTGGGAAGCCAGACTTCAGAGAAGCTAATAGACTCTTCTTCATTTTTTGGGAAGCCTGCAAAGCCGATAAACGGTGTTATGGAATGTGCTATCTTAAAAACCGTAGGTCCGGTTTTAGCTTCATGTCTTCAGCAGAGACGGTACATCAGGCTACAATTACATCAGACGCACGGTTTGGGATATTGTCCAAATCTGGTTCTGATGCAAAGAAAATGTTCACAGACAAGGTGGTCCCAATCTCAGTTAACTACCCGTTTTTTTTCAAACCAATCCAAGACGGAATGGACAGACCAAAATCGGAACTTGCATATAGAGTCCCCGCATCAAAGTTTACCAAAAAGAGTATTACCGAAACCAGTCAAAGACAAATACTAGAAGGCTTAGATACTACTATTGATTGGAAAAATACGGGAGATAATAGTTATGATGGTGAAAAATTAAGATTGTTAGTACATGATGAATCAGGAAAATGGGAAAGACCTGATAATATTCTTAACAATTGGAGAGTAACAAAAACTACGCTAAGACTAGGTAGTAAAATTATAGGCAAGTGTATGATGGGATCAACATCTAATTCACTTGATAAAGGAGGTAAAAATTTTAAAAAACTATATTACGAATCTGATGTTACAAAAAGAAACCGCAATGGACAGACTAGCTCAGGATTATATAGTTTGTTCATACCTATGGAATGGAACTACGAGGGATTCATTGATACTTATGGATTTCCTGTATTCGAAACTCCGGAACAAATCGTCCAAGGTATTGACAACGAAGAAATAGATGTAGGGGTAATACAGCATTGGGAAAATGAAGTTGAAGGACTAAAAAATGATCAGGATAGTTTAAATGAATTATATAGACAATTTCCTAGAACAGAAGATCATGCATTCAGAGATGAAGCTAAACAATCATTATTTAACTTAAGTAAAATTTACGAGCAAATAGATTATAATAATGATTTAAGAAATACAAGTGTTATAACACAAGGAAATTTTCAATGGTATAACGGAATTGCTGATACAAGAGTTATATTTAACCCTAATAAACAAGGAAGATTTAAAATAAGTTGGATACCTTCTTATAATCTTCAAAATAGAACAATAGAAAAAAATGGAATTAAATACCCCGGCAATGAGCACTTGGGTGCTTTTGGTTGTGATAGTTATGATATTTCTGGTACGGTTGATAGGAGGGGTTCAAATGGGGCACTTCATGGACTAACAAAGTTTTCAATGGAGGACGCTCCGCTGGATCAATTTTTTTTAGAATATATAGCTCGCCCTCAAACTGCAGAAATATTTTTTGAGGATGTATTAATGGCATGCGTATTTTATGGGATGCCAATACTAGCAGAAAATAATAAACCAAGATTATTATACCATTTTAAAAGAAGAGGTTACAGAGGCTTCTCAATGAATAGACCCGACAAAAAATTTAGTAAATTATCTGTAACAGAAAAAGAAATTGGTGGAATACCTAATTCAAGTGAAGATATTAAACAAGCACATGCCGCTGCAATAGAATCTTATATAGAAACTAAAGTTGGTTTTTTAGGAGAAGGCTATGGGGATATGTATTTTCAAAGAACATTAGAGGATTGGGCGAGATTTAATATTAATAATAGAACCGCTCATGATGCATCAATTAGTTCTGGTCTTGCAATAATGGCTTGTAATAAAAATAGATATGCTCCTGTAAGTAAAAGAATTAAAACCACAATAAATTTAGGTATAAAAAAGTACAATAATGATGGTAGTACCTCAAAAATTATAAAATAAATGAATGTATATACAAACCCTAATAGCTCATTTCCAAGTCAAGTAGTAAGTAATGAAGAAAAAGCTAGCGTAGATTACGGTAGACAAGTTGCTCATGCTATAGAAAGAGAATGGTTTAATCAAGGAAGAAGTAACTGGAATAGATACCAAACTTCTTGGAATAATTATCATCAGTTAAGATTGTATGCTAGAGGAGAACAATCAATCCAAAAATATAAAGATGAGCTATCTATCAATGGGGACTTATCTTATTTAAATTTAGACTGGAAGCCAGTACCAGTGATTCCTAAGTTTATAGACATAGTAGTAAATGGTATTTCAGATAAAGATTTTGAAATAAAAGCTTTTGCGCAAGACCCTGCATCGTTACAAGAAAAAACTGAATATGCAAGAAGTGTATTACGAGATATGTATACACAAGAATTACAAGTAATGGCTAATAAATTATTAGGGGAAGATTTTTCTAATTCACCAATAGCTGCAGAACAATTACCTGAAACTCCCGAGGAGTTAGAAGTAATGATGCAAACTAGCTATAAACAATCTGTAGAAATAGCTGAAGAAGAAGCTATAAATAATGTATTAGCTAATAATAAATACGATAATATTAAAAAAAGATGTGTGTATGATTTGGCTGTATTAGGTATTGCTGCATCTAAAACGTCTTTTAATCATTCAAATGGAATAGTTGTTGATTATGTAGATCCTGCTTATTTAGTTTATTCATATACAGAAGATCCGGATTTTGAAGATATATATTATGCTGGTGAAGTAAAATCTATAACAATACCAGAATTAAAAAAGCAATTTCCATATATTTCAGAAGAGGAACTAAAAGATATACAAAATATGCCCGGTAATAAACAATATGTTTCAGGATGGGGTAATTATGATGAAAATACCGTGCAGGTATTATATTTTGAATACAAAACTTACATGAACCAAGTATTTAAAATTAAACAAACAGAAAGTGGTTTAGAAAAAGTAATTGAAAAACCAGATACCTTTAATCCACCTCCAAATGATAATTTTGAAAGAGTTGCAAGAACAATTGAAGTATTATATGATGGGGTTAAAATATTAGGTAATAATACAATGCTTCGATGGGAACTGTGCGAAAATATGACCCGTCCTTATGCAGATACTACAAAAGTAAAAATGAATTACGCTGTTACTGCACCTAGAATGTATAAAGGCCGTATTGAATCTCTTGTAAGCAGAATAACAGGTTTTGCTGATATGATTCAATTAACTCATTTAAAACTACAACAAGTAATGTCTAGAATAGTTCCAGATGGAGTATTTTTAGATATGGATGGATTAGCAGAAGTAGATTTAGGTAATGGTACTAATTATAATCCAGCTGAAGCATTAAATATGTATTTTCAAACAGGTAGTATTGTTGGAAGATCGTTAACACAAGATGGTGAATTAAATAGAGGTAAAGTTCCTGTTCAGGAGCTTACATCATCTGCAGGGCAAGCAAAAATAAATTCATTAATTAATACTTATCAATATTATTTACAAATGATAAGAGATGTAACCGGACTAAATGAAGCAAGAGACGCAAGTACTCCTGATAAAAATGCTTTAGTAGGATTACAAAAATTAGCAGCAAATCAATCAAATATTGCTACTAAACATATTTTAAAATCTAGTTTATTTTTAACATTAAGAATATGTGAAAATATATCATTAAGAATTGCTGATTGTTTAGATAATCCATTAACTAATGAATCATTAAAACAAAGTATTTCAAAATTCAATGTTAAAACATTAAATGAAATAAAAGATTTAAATTTATATGACTTTGGCATATATTTAGAATTAGAGCCTGAATCAGAAGAACAAGCTCAATTAGAACAAAATATTCAAGTTGCATTACAGTCAGGAGGAATTGATTTAGAAGATGCAATTGATATAAGACAAATTAAAAATTTAAAATTAGCTAATCAAACTCTTAAATTTAAACGTAAGAAAAAACAAGAGGCTGTAGAAGCACAGCAATTAGCTAATATAAATGCGCAAGCAGAAGCTAACGCAAAAGCATCTGAGGCTGCTGCTTTGGCTGAAGTACAAAAGCAACAAGCTATTACAGCTGAAAAAGTTAGCATTGAACAAGCTAAATCACAATTTGAAATTGAAAGAATGCGTACAGAATCTCAAATTAAAAGAGAACTTATGGCAGAAGAATTTAATTATCAAATACAATTAGCTCAAGCTAAAGGTAAAGCTGAAACTCAAAAAGAAAAAGAAATAGAAGATCGAAAAGATCAGCGTGTTCGTATACAAGGAACGCAACAATCTGAGTTAATAGATCAAAGACAAAATGATTTATTACCTAAGAATTTTGAATCCGCCGGAAATGACAACTTAGACGGATTTGGATTGGAACAATTCAATCCTAGATAATTTTTTATTAATCAATTTTATACTATTATATTATGTCAACAACACCAGAAATTAAAGAAGGTGATTTCAAAATAAAGAAAAAGCCTAAAATGAAAAAGCTTGGGAAAAAAAACGAAATTACAAAAGTAAATTTAGTTGAACCTAAGGTTGAAAAAAAAGAAACAATTACAAAAGTAGTTGTACCTAACGAAAAAAAAGAAGAAGATGCCATTCAGGAGCAAAGCACAAATGAGATGGATGTTCAAGAATCATCCGACAATGGCTCAAAGGTGGTTGAAGGAAACAAAGAACCTGAAACTACTGCCGAAGATTCTAAAGAAGAAACAGTCTTAGAAGAAATTGTAGAAATTGGTGATAAAGAGGAAACCAAACAAGAAACAATTAAAGAAGAAATTAAAGAAGCGGTAAAAGACGAAAGAATATTACCGGAAAATATTGAAAGCTTAGTTTCATTTATGAAAGAAACTGGCGGAAATATAGAAGACTATGTTCGATTAAATGCTGATTACAATAATGTTAATGATAAAACGCTTTTAAGAGAATATTATAAAAATACTCGCCCTCATTTAGACTTTGAAGAAATTAGTTTTCTTATGGAAGACGAATTTAATTTTGACGAAGAGGTAGATGACGAACGAGATGTACGTAAAAAGAAATTAGCGTACAAAGAAGAGGTTGCAAAAGCCAAAAGTTATTTGGATGATCTTAAGGGTAAATATTACAAGGAAATCAAGTTGAGACCTGGTACTACTCAAGAACAACAAAAAGCTTTAGACTTTTTTAACAGATACAATGAAGAACAAAATGTCGCAAAACAGCAGCATGAGCAATTTAAATCTAACACAAAACAACTATTTAATAATGATTTCAAAGGTTTTGATTTCAATGTAGGCGATAAAAAGTTTAGATATAAAGTTCAAAATGCAGACCAAGTTGCTGATAATCAATCTAATATTAACAATATTATTGGGAAGTTCCTAAATGATAAAGGTGAAGTTGTTGATACTAAAGGTTATCATAAAGCTATGTATGCAGCATCGAATGTTGATAAAATTGCAAATCATTTTTATGAGCAAGGAAAAGCTGATGCAGTTAAGAATGTTATTGATAAATCCAAAAATGTTAGTACAGAGCCTAGAGCTACTGCTGACGGAAATGTATTTGTTAATGGTCTTAAGGTCAGAGCTATAAGTGGACTTGATTCTTCAAAATTAACAATTAAGAAAAAAAGATTCAATTAAAAATTAAAATTTAAAAATTATGGCAACAGTTCCAGTGGCCCCAGTATATGGGTCAATTAAACCGTCTCAGAAGCAACAGCTTTTAGAGACAAATTATTTAAGTTTCACCGATGGTAACAATGACTTCGCGCAACAATACCTTCCTGAAATTTATGAGCAAGAAGTAGAGCGTTACGGAAACAGAACGTTATCTGGCTTCTTAAGAATGGTTGGTGCAGAAATGCCCATGACTTCTGACCAAATTGTATGGTCTGAGCAAAACCGTTTACATATTGCTTATGATGGATGTACTCACTCAGCTGCAGTAGCAGATGATATTACATTCCCCGTAGGTGGTGCAGGTGCAACATTTGTTGAAAATGTTATTTCTGTAAATCAAACTATCGTTATTATGAATCCAGCTAATGGAGCAGAAGTTAAAGCTCTTGTAGTAGGAAGTGTAACAGCGGCAGGTGTAGCTAGTATTTCTGTTAAATCGTATACAGCAGCTAATGTTGCTCCAACGATTCCACAGGCTACAGCAGGATTAAAAATATTTGTTTATGGTTCTGAATATAGAAAAGGAACTACAGACAATGATATTAAAAGTGTAACTCCAAGTTTTACACAGTTTCAAAATTCTCCTATCATTATTAAAGAAAA